GTTCCTCTCCTGCTCGGGGCAAAGCGGTGCCCTTGTAGGAGCTGGCTTGCCAGCGATAACGATGGTGAGTTCACCACCCTAATCGCCAGCAAGCTGGCTCCTACAGAGGTTCCGTACAGCCGGATTCGATTGTGCGAGATGAACACCCTACACGAGCAGATCACACTTTCAAGACACGACATTGCATCCGGATGTCAGCGGGAGACCGCCCCGGCATAGGCCTGACACGCCTTCAGCTCAATCAGGGCGCGGTCGCCGTCGTCGGTGATGGCGATAATTCGTTGAGCATGCGCCGGGTCAAGTCGGGCTCTTGTGGCTGCATGAACCACGCTGCCGGCGGTGGTGGCGGCTGGCACGTTGCAGCCACTGGCAGGATCGTTGGCGTCGAGGAGGACTGACAGCCGCAGATCAGCAGTGGCAATACGATCACGCAGGCGAGCTTGATCCTGTTGCACATCGTTCAGTTCCTTGGAATGGGTTTGGTCGCTGACCTGGAGCCGTTGCTCCAGGGCTTGGCGTTTGTCCTGCTCGGCACGCTGTTGCGCGGCCGCGGCAAGGGAAATCTGGTTGAGCGTATCGGCCTGCAACCGGGCTTGATGCTCCAGTTGCAGACCGTAACGCCAGTCTTGAATGTGCCAGGCGCTGGCCGCCGCACCACCGGCCAACAAGGCCAGCAGTGCGACGACAACACCCAGGCGCCAAGGCGCCGGAATCAGGTCGAGGGCGCGCATAGCACCGCCCTCGCCCGGGCCCAGATTTGCAGTCGATCTTCGAGGCCGTTCAGGCCGCCGTTGATCTTGCGGGTGATGCTGTTGAACTGATCGGCGTCGGCCAGTGCGTTCAACCCTTGCTGCTCCCAGAACCAGGCCGCCGACTCGGCGGCCCATTGCGGTTGCTCCAGCAGTTCCGGCTGTTGTAACAAGCGCTCATCGCCGAACAGCCCCAGGCTGCATTGGCGATAATTGCTGCAACCGGTGATCTGGATCAGGCCGCGACCGCGATAGCTCCAGCCGTCGCCGGACGATGCATCGCCGTTACCCATACGCGATGCGTAGACGATGTTCGCGATCTGCTCCGGCTGCCGAGCGACCTGCGCGGCCAGCTCCGGAGTAAACCGGTTTGGCCAAGTGGCGACCAGGGCTTGCGCGCTATAGTTCAGGTTCTCGATCACCGACTGCAGTTGGCCTGACTCATGACCAGCTTGCGCCAGGAACGCTGCAACGCGCTGCGCGGTGACGATCTGATGGTCGTTCATCGCTGCATTGAGCGCAGGAACAAAAACGCCGGCTTGGTCGCCGGCGTTCGGGAGGATCTGCAGCAACTGCTGCTGGGTAACGGGCATGGCTTTCTCCGAGCACAAAAAAAACCGCTCGATGGCGGCGGGTGGTCTGGGTGTTGATCAGGCTGGCGGTGCGGGCCAGTCGATGGTGGTGGAGGAATCTGCTTGAGTGCTCGCACGATTTACAGCAACCCGATATTCCTTCCAAAGTTTCAGGTTTGCCGCGTCATCGGCGGTCGCCGAGCCAAGGTCAACTGCGTCCTGTAGAGGTGCAATGCGCAGACTGGCAGTGGCAAGCAGAGAGTCGCGCTCAGAATTTTTAGCGGCTAATACTTGCTCATGGCTTGGTTCGTTTGCCGCGACTTGAGCAGCACGCGCTTCTGTATCAGTAATCTCAACGGAGCCCTCGGGCAATATATACGCGAAAGCGTCATCGTCGAGAAAATGAAGTCCATTATTGGTATCTTTGTAATATGGCATATTTATTCCCTTACCGAACTTCAATCCAAAGAGAGGCGCTGCTTGCCACGTATGATTCACCGGGCAAAACCATAGCCGAAATTCCGCCAGCACTCGCCGTAGGGGTGGTATACCAAGCCCAAGGAAAACTCATAGTTCTACTCCCAACCGTTAGCGAGCCGTTATTGCCAATTGTATTCGATCCACTATTCTCCAGGTAAATCCAAATAGGACGTCCAGTAATATTGTAATACGTTGTTCCAGCGACTCGCGTAGTCCCGACAGCAAAAACCTGCCGTGTCTGCCCAACCCCAATCCCGGACATATCAATGGCATACCAACCTGCCGCCCCATTCGAAGCAAGAGTAACCCAAGCGCCAGTAGGAAGCGGAAACGCCGTGGTAGCGGCTGGCAGGAGAATACTGTCGGAGCCTGTAGTGACAATCGACATTCCCCCGCCTCCAAAACTCCAGAACTTTATCGCTGTCTTTGCTGGCATGGTAGATGCGAGCGGCAAGGTCACGTTAATCACTGCTGCGCTTGTACTGACAACAAGACTGCCCGCATGAGTCGCCGCAGTCAGCACGGTGCTTGCATTGATGCCAAACGCACCGCTGAACTGAAATCCAACACCCTGAACAAATGCAGTAGTCGGGAGTTTTGTTGAGTTATCGAATTGTGGAGGAGTTACACCAGATGCATTTGGCAACTGATCGAGCAAAACAATATCGGTGCCATCATACACAGCGTCAGTCAACTGTCCTTGAATGGCAGCAGCGACTTTGTTGCCATTGGCATCGTATTGCATGATGTTCTTCGTGCCGAGGCCCGAAATATTCAGCTTGTCAGAGCCGGCGCCGCCCGAATGGAATTTCAACTGAAATCGCTGATTCACCGCATAGGCACTGATCGCCGGCACGGGGGCCAGTGTGAACAAAGGTGCGGTGCCGCCGGTCGTGAAAGCAACGAGGGCCTGACCTTGGACTGCCCCCGCCATCTTTTTTGGCGTAACGATGGTCGTATCGTCAACACCTGAATTGGTCTGAGCCTGAGTGGCAATTTTCGCCACACCTGAAACGCTTTCAGATGCGGGAACTACTGATTTTGAAACCCGCTGATCAGCGATGCTGACAATGGCATCTTTCAGCTGAGTACTATTATTTTCATCCGGGACAGCATTGGTTGAGAGGATGACCGACAAGACCTCATCAGTCACCGCATTCCCCCACTCCGCCGGAATCAACGATCCAGGCGCACCGGTAATAGGGTTATCGTCGACAAATTTTCCATTGACCAGCCCGACCCCGGGCACACTTTTTGGATAATCCACTCTTGTTTCCTCTAATTTTCATCGATAAGCACCTGCCACTGAATAAGCAAAGTGCACTGTTTCGAGCATTGCAGCCCTAAAATATTTAATCTGCATATCCTATTACTCAGTTTTGAGCGTAGTCATGAACTGGCTAACGCCGGCCACCCCTCGGCGAGCATCGCGTCGGTGTAGGTCTTGTCGGCCACGGCGGCGAGCAACACGCTCTCGCGGTCGAAACAGGCCTGAACGTGAGCGCGCACCGCTGTAGCGATGCCGATCAACTGGGTTGCGGTCAGTGAAACAGGGCCGTTGACCGTCTTCCAGGTGCAGACGTAGGTGTTGTCGATGACGGCCGACAGCGCGGCGCCCGCGATAAGCGCCTGGCTGTCCCGGCCGGTATCGATTGGAACGCCCGACACTGTGATTCCAGCCGTTTCATGGCCGTAGCGAGTGGCCGCAATGACATCCGCAGCGGTGGGCTCAGGCGTGGCTACAGCATCGAGAAAGGCCAGATAACGCGAGTCGCTTTCCTCAACCTCGCCCAGGTTATCGAAATATCCATCAGGTTGCGGGCCGCCAAACACAGAGAGGATATTGGTCTTCGACTCGTCTGAGAACTGAACGTGCACACTCATATTTCATACCCATTGAAGTAAACTCGGAAAGAAGGGGTGCCAGCAGATGAGTTGGTCGTTAAGTAAACTGTTTGAGCGATCGGAAGGGGAACCCCAAAAAAGTTTCCGATGAGCAAAGTATTTGCCGGCTGGTTTGATGTTATGTTCTGCTGCCCAATATTCCCCCCGTCTCCTGTAAGAGTGGTTCCCAAGTTTGCTGCTGATGTGCTAGAAGCACTAAGCTCGCCCTGACAGAACTTGGCGTTTTTTGGCACGCTTGCGCTGATCACTACTGGAATACCGCTTACGTTTGCTACACCAGTGTAAGCGCTGGTAAGTGCAGTGTTGACGCGGCGATCAAATACCGTGCATGCAACGAGTTGGCTGCTGGCGTTCGTAGCAACCACCGTCAGCAACGCAGATGCCGAGTACCCGGCCGGCATGTTGACGCCGCCGTAAACCTCCGGAGCGACTGCCGAGGTCGCATCGATAGCAAGCAATGCGCTGGTCGAAGTTGTCGGGTTGTAAATCGCGTAAATCGCCACATACCCGCTGACCGGTGCGGAGCCCGTATCCATCCCGCCAGCGCCAGTGCTGGCAAGATTTATGGTCTTGCTGAAGCTCGGGATCACCCAGGCCGAGTTGCCAAGCGCCGCCTTGACCACGATCTCATTAGCCGTATAGGTCGCTGTTGCGCTGGCAGATGACAGGTAAATGCGGCCATTGCGGGTCGCGCCAGTGATGGCAGCAACTTGAGACAGCTGTACAGCCTGCTGTGATTTGGTGGCCGGTGCGACTTGAAGCGCTCCGCCAGTGCTGTCGATCAATATCCAGGATCCGCCACCGATAGAGCTGTTCCACTGCACCCAAACATCGCCGTTCGCGACGATCTCGCCCCCCTGGAGGGCTGAGTGCGCAGCACCCACAATAGGTGCCGCGGTCAGCCCGTTTGGGCTGAAAGTGCTTGCCCCTGTGTTGCCATTCTGGGCCTTGAAACGTAGCACCACGCCGTCCAAAAGTGCCTTGACGGCTGGAACATAACTCGCAACATAAACGCCAGCCCCCCCTGTATCCAAAGCATATTTAACCGAATCTGATTGATTCATCTTTTGAATAGACAGTAATAGTTGTCCAGGATCCGCTTCATCAGGAACCAGACCCGAGGCTTTTACTACATTCACAACTTCATCAGTGATCGAATTCCCCCATGCCGCGGGTATCAACGATCCCGGTGTTCCATTCACCGAGTTCTCATCGACAAACTTGCCATTCACCAGCCCAACGCTGGGCACGCTTTTTGGGTAATCCACGTTGCTATCCTCTAGTCGTAATTAATGTGAACAAGCGTGTGCGCCGGCGCGGCACGATGTATCAGGCATTCCAGGGCACTGCCGGGGTTGGCGCCAAAACGCTCGCCCCAATAGCTCGCCCCGAAACGCCGGCCCAGAAGCAGTCGACCGCCAGTGTTGAGCGTCCACATGAACTGCGCCTGCCAGGTGCCGAAATGTGCTTTGCCGAAGCGTGCCCGACCCATGCGTGGGGTCTGCAATTCGGTCACGCTGGCATTCGGATAGCCCTGGCTGCGGGCGATATCAATGAAGTAGCCGATGCTCTGGCCGCCCACCGCCAGCAACCGTCGACGCACCGCCACACGGCGATCGTCGAACAAGGGGGTAGGCCCCAGACACGGGTCGGGCAGGTTCATCACCCGCTCCCAATCCGGTACCAGTTCACTGACCGTCACCGGGTCCACTTCGTTGATCAGGTCCACGGCCCGGGCATCAATCCGTGCCAGTTCCTGGGCGATACTCAGCAGCACCTGCTGGATCTCCGGCACTTGCTCCGGATCCCAGGCGGGACCTGCCGGCAGCAGGCTGCGCAACTGCTCCTGGTATTGCTCGGCCGTTCTTACTCCAGCCATACGCAACCTCCGAAGGTCAGCAACTGGTTGGTAGCGGCTGGCACATCGGCGGACGGCGACACCAGCAGGTGATCCTGCTCACCGCTGGCACTGCTGATGGACTCGGCGATATGGGTCAGCAACAGCGTGTCGCCCAGGCCAGCCTCACGATCATGCAGGTCCTGCAACTCGGCCTCGACGGCTGCACGGATGGCACTGGTATCCGGGATCAGGCGCAAGGTGTAGGTCACCGGGACCAGCACCGGCGCCAGCACATGCAACTCGGCGGTCACCGGGCGCAACGGATCGATATAGGCCTGGACCAACGCCAGTTGCCCGTCATCCGGCAGCGGCACCGGATCGTCGTCGCGCATCACGAACAAGCCGACGGTGCCCGGCCCCAGGTAGCTGCCACGACACCAGGCCCGGGTAATCCCCGGACATTCCAGTGCCCAGGTTTCGTAGTCGGCCGCCGAACCGCCGTTGGGAATGATGCGATAGGAACTGATCACCCGAGCCCGCAACGATTCGATACTTTCCGCCGCGACACCACCGCCCAAGCCCGGGTCCAGCACCGTGAAGGTATTACCGATCCCTTGCACCGGCTGTACCGGAAACAGCGTCAGGCCGGCATCGCCATTCCCCAGGCTGCCGGCATCCAGCGCCTGGATCTGCGCGGTATTGGTCCCACCGCTGGTGGTGCCACCAACCGTCACGGTGTAACTGCGCCCATCACTGGTCTGCAGCAAGGTTCCGGCATCCAGTACCGCACCCGCCGCAGCCGTATAGCTGACGCTGCCGCTGGCCGACTGCGCCGCCTTGCGGGGTTGATGCAAACGCAGCGCGGCAATGCGCTCCAGGGTGGTGTCATCGGCGGTGTCGGGCAGGATCTGATCGGCGATCCAGTCGAGGTAACCGTAGAGGCCAAAGGCCGCGCCACTCAGGGTGCGGGCCAGGACCTGTGCATCGGACTGGCGCAGCGAATCGCCGGCCAGGTCGCCTTGGGTGCGGTTGATCAACACCGGTAGCGAAGGGGTTTCAAACGGCATAAGTCACCTGCCAACTATGGTTCGGGTTGATATCCAGGCGCTCGCCGCTGGACAGGGTCAGAACCGTACGCAGGTTCAGTCGCTGGGCGTCGAGCCGTTCGGTTTGAATGTCGATGGCGCTGCAATGGCCGTCGTCGAGCAGCCATTGCAAGGCTTCGCGGGCATAAAATTCGGCGTCGAGCTGGGTCTGCGCGGTGAGCTTGACCCGCCGCAACAGCCACAGCCGCGAACCGATACGGTCGTCGGTCACCGAGGGAAAACTGTCGCCCCACCAACCGAAACGCTCATCGTCATCGATCGGGTCATCGGTATTGGCGCGACGCCAGGTAAACAGGCTGATCAGCACCGAACGGGTCAGCGCCGTCTTCAGGTCGTTGGACACGAACATCAGGCACCTCCCGTCGGCGCACCGGTCTGGCCGTTACCCGGCTGGATGCCGCCGTGCACATGTTTCATCTGGCTGATGCCGCCGGCGACCTGATCACCCTGGGAGACGATCTTGCCGGTCTGGGTCAGACTCGGGGTATCGATGTTCACCGCAGTGCCGGCACGGATATTCAGGGTGCCGGTTTCGATATCGATGATCCGGCCGCGCTTGAAGTGGATCTTGTCGCCTTCATCGGTGTAGAGGGCGATTTCGCCGGGGGCGAGGTTCTGCAGGCGATAACGGCGGTCGGCGACCACCAGGACGATAGCGTGGGAACGGTCGCCGCCGAGAAAGGTGGCGATGCCTTCGGCGCCGGCCAGCGGGTTGCTGGTGAAGCCGTAGGGTTCGAAGTGCTCCATGTCGTCGTTCACTTCACCGGCGGTCAGGCGCATTTGCAGCGATTGCAGTTTGTTGGCCGAGTTGGCGAGCACGACAGTGCCGCGCGCCAGCAGGCGTGTCAGTAGGCTCATGGGAGTTCCTTGGGCAAACGAGGTGATTACTTCTTGGCCTTTGCCGGTGCCGGCGTGGCATCGAAGACCTGCGGCGGCGCCACCACCAGGGTGGTGATCGAGCCCTGTGCGGACAACGACCAGGTCACCTTGGAGATAAGCATGTCCTGGTCCACGTCCAGCACCGGGTCCTTGACCCGCACGGTCAGGTTGTGTCGCCACAGATCACCGTTGGACTGTCGCCAGCCCTGCACGGTGTAGGTGGTCGTCAGGGCCTTGGCGCGGCGTGTCGCCCGCTCCCAGTCAGCCCGTTGCTGGGCCAGCACCGGAGTGATCTGCGCGCTTTCGCTGATCACCGTGACGCGCTTGCGATCCGGATTGGCCTCGCTGGACACCCCGGAAACTTCGCTCACCGCACTGCCGCTGCTCTGGTCACTGCCCTTGTGCTGGCCGATCACCCGGTACTCGGAAAATACCGAGCTGTAGTCTCTCGCCGTATCGGCCGAAAGAATGTTCTTGCCCAGTTCCAGTACATCAGTCGCCCGCCCGGCACTGCCGGGTTTGGCGAGTACCAGGTTGCCGGCCGCATCATCCGTGGAGAACACCCGATACAAGGTCAGCAAGCGATCGATGGACTTGAACACCGTTTCGCCCGGCACGACGCTGTGGGTTTGCAGTTTGCTGGTTTCCGGGATCTCGCTGAGCACATTGACCTGGTAGGGTTTGGCCAGCGCCTCGACGATCTTCAGCAGGCTCTGTTCACGCCATTGGCCCGGCTGGTTGATCGCCGCGCAATCCACCAGGTCCCGGGTCAGCGAACTGCCCTCGACGGTCAGGCTGATCTGATTGCCGTCATAGCTGATGGGGGCCTTGAACACGTAACCGGTCAGGACCTGGTCGCAGCCGATCATGACCGAACAACGGGCACCGGCCTTGATCGGCAGGGCCTGGGTCTGTCCCGGCCATTTCCAGGTGATACCGAGCTTGAAGGTACGGAACTGACGCTCGAGATCGGCAGTGATCTCGATGGTCTTCCAGCCCTCATAACTCAGGCCGTCGACCAACAGGACGACGGCATTGTCGATGTCGTTCATGGCTTACTCCTGGGAGACCTGCAACGGCACCGGCGGTATGAAACCGGGGTGCGAAATCCGGTTGCGCTGTACCACTTCACCCACTCGAGTGGCATCACCGAGTTTCTGGTAAGCCACGACCAGGGCCGGCTGGGTGCTCTTGGGCGTCAGGTCAACCAGCGGCACCCCGTTGGACGCCACCGCGTTGAGATGCTGCGTCAGCGCCTGACGAACGGTACTGAGTGCCTGGTACTGCACCGCGTCGGCCTTGAGCGCCGCCTGCCAGATCACATCGTTGAGGCTGTCACGCAGCGCCAGCACATCGTCGACCACCGGCACATCGGCCCGTTGCACCGGCTGCTGGGCTTGTTGGGCCAGCGACGGTGTGGTCGTCAGTTTCACCGCCGACGTCGCCACCGGGATCATTGACACGAACTGGGAGATCTGGACCAGCAAGGCATCCTGGATCAGGTTCACCGTGGCCTGTGAGGCCGCGGCGGAGTCCTTTCCAATGGTCAGTTGCGAGGCATCGAGGGACTTGGCGTCCTCGACCTGTTTCGAGAGATCGGCCAGCATTCCGTGATAGCCCTGGACGGCAAAGTCTTTCAAGCCCCGAACTTCACCCACAACGCTTTTGACTTCACCCACCAATCCGTTGAATTCTCCCAGCACGCTTTTAACCGCGGCACTCACTTGCTGGGGGAACTCCTTGATGGTGCGAACCAGGGCGTAGATATTCGCGTACGTGTTGATCAGTGGCTGCAACTCGTGCTCGATCGCCTGGTAGGCCGAGGTAATCCCCTTGCGCAGGTTTTCCAGGCCGATCCGCGCCTGGTTGATCTGCGACATCGCCCCATCGAAACGCGCCACCGAAGTGTCGAGCAATTTGTCCGACGCCACCTGCAATTGCTTCTGGGTGTTGACGACTGCTTTGGGGAACGGCAGCGGCTCATCCGGATAGAACTTCAGGCTGAAGGTCACCAACCCGCCATCCTTGCGGGTCTGGGTCATGTCGCATTCGCCGACCTTGACCTGCATCCGTCCCTGCCAGGGGTGAACCAGTTCGCCGCTGCCCTCCTCCAGCGCCTTGAGCAGCGCGTCACGCTTCTCAAGGCAATCGGCGCCAACGATAAAGGCGGTCAGCTCATAGATCTTCGACTGCTGGCCGAGACCTTCAAAAAACGACCGGTCGCGCTGCGGGTATTCATGCAACTGGCCTTTCTGGCCGACCGGGTTTTTCGCCTGGTCGACCCAGAAGGGCACGCCGCGAAACGACGCCGGCAACAAACGATCACGCCAGCTAGTCGCCATGGGCACCTCCGTAGGAAAGCGAGCGATAGCCGACGCGAGGCGTCAGGTCCAGGCCCGGTTGATTGGTTTGCGCTTGGTCGACGCGCAAGCCCGCAGGCGCGTCCTTGAAGTTCACGGTCAAGCCGCCTTCGAGTTGCGTGCGGTTGTTGGCGGCGGTTTGCTGGACAAGGCCACTGCCGTTGCTCGTCAGACCGGAGTCGGTGCTGCTCGACGAATCGCCCCAGTTCCAGAATGAAGAAGCGCTGTCATTGGCCGCCTTGGCATTGCTGGCCTCTTGTTGCTGCGCCAGGCCATCGACCTTGCCGGTGACCTTGGCGACAAAGTCACCGAAACCACCACTGAACAACTCCTTGATCGGCGTGATAAAGGTTTGCAACTTGCTCCACCAGCCAGCGAACCAGGCGACAATCGGATCCCAGTTCTTGATGATCATCCCCAGCGGCGACCAGTCGAACATCGTCTGGAAAAAGTCCATGACGGGAGTCGCCAGGCTTTGCAGCACGTCCCACAAGTCCGAAAAGACCTTGCTGATGGGTTCCCAGTTGGCGACGATCAGCCCGACGGGAGACCAGTCGAACAAGGTCTGGAAGAACTCCTTGAGCAACTGCGCCGGGTCTTGCAGTGCAGCCCAGATCGTGCCGAAGTAAGCGCTGATAGAGCCCCAGTTGTTGATGACCAACCCCAGCGGCGACCAGTCGAACAGCATCTTGAGGAAGTCCACCACCGGTGCACTGGCGATTTTGATCGTGTCCCACAGCACCCCGAAAAAATCGCCGATCGCCCCCCAGTTATTGACGATCAGCCCCAGTGGCGACCAGTCGAACACGCCCTTGAGAAAGTCAATCACCGGCACGGCCAAGGCCTTGAGTAATCGCCAGATCGAATCGAAGAACCCCGTCACAGGCCCCCAGTTGTCGATGACCAGGCCCAGCGGCGTCCAGGAAAACAGCTCCTTGAAAAAATCGAATACCGAAGTGGCTGCCGTCGTGATCGACTCCCAAAGACCGGAGAAAAATACGCTGATCGTCTCCCAGCCCGCGGTAATCATCGGCATCGGCGACCAGTCGAGCACCGCCTGCAACCCTGACATGAAGCTGGCCGCCATGCCTTTGATGTCGCTCCAAAGCCCGCTGAAAAAACCTGAAATCGGTTTCCAGTAAGCAACGATCAGCGCCGCGGCAAGGGCAAAGCCCACCACGACCAAACCGATCGGCGAAGCGAGCACACCCACCACCGCCGCCACCCCGGCCACCGCACCTTGCAGGACGGTGAACGCCACCGCCCCCGCCGCCAGGCCCTGGACCAGATTCGGGTTGGCCGCCACGAACTCGGCGACGCGGCTCACCAGCGGCACCAACGCCGTCACCACGGAATTCACCACGGGCAACAAGCCCTGGCCGAACTTCAGGGAAACCTTGTCGACCGCTTCACTCAAGCTCGCCAGATTTTTTGCCGTGGGCCCTAAATCAGATCCCTCGGCGCCCTTGCGGGCCTCGGCCAGCTTGTTTTCCGCCTCGATCGCCGACTTGACACCCTCGACAAAAGGCGCGGCCAAACCTTCGCCTTTGAACAGCTCCGAGAGATCCAGCTCGCCCAGACCGCTGTCCTCCAGGCTCTTTTTGAAACTTTCGACTTTCTTGCTGACCGCTGACATGTCGTCGTCCATTTTCTGGACGCCATTCACGACAAGGGCCATGTTCACAACCGTCTGGGTATTCGCCGTGAATGTGTTAGTTGTCGTAGCCATCACTGCACCTGCTGCATCGCATTGATCCGTTGCGCGTGCTCCAGGGATTCCCGGAGCACATCCAGTGGCCTGGCCATCATCTGTTCGGGGTCAACCTTCCAGAACCAGGCCAGGTCATAGGCGACCGCAATCAGCTCGCCGATGGCTGCGATGCCGCACTCATGAAAAAACCCGCCACCGCCCAGCTCAAGGTATTGAGGTCGGACAGGTCCAGCTGGTTGACCGACGACGGCGGGATGCCGGCGCAGACCGCGATGTACTTGGCCGCGACATCCATGTCGAGGCTGACGTCTTCGCCCTTGTCGATCTTGTACGGCAGCGCCTTGATCGCCCGCACTTCCTGAACCGTCGGACGGCGCAAGGTGAGTTCGCTCAGGGGTTCGCCGTGGGCCTCGATGGGCACCTGCAACTTCACTGGATCAGTCATTGCCAGGTCCCCTTGATGCCTTCGAATTTCAACGCGATGGTTGCGTCGTCACCCTTGGCAGACGGGGTGTCGCTCAGGTAGGCACCGGCCAGGACGTAGACCTTGCCATTGCTGAATTCGCAGGTGACGGTCATGTCGGTGCCGGCGACCAGTTGCTTGAGCGGGAAGTCCGGCGTGTACAGCGCGGTTACCGCGAAAGTTGGAGCGACGTCGGTTTCCTTGTAGAAACCCGGCACGACCGTTTCCCGTTTGACGAACATCAGCGGGGCTTCGCAGCCGCCATTGATAGTCAGTTGAGCGCCGTCCACTTTGACGTAGCAGGTGCCCGCAATCAGTTGACCCATGGTGTATCTCCTTGCAATAAAAAGCCCGCATCGAGCGGGCTGGGGTTACGCAGTGTGAGCAGGCAATCAGGCCGCCGCGTCGTACTGCAGGCGGAACTGGTTGAGCAGCGCGAACACACGCAGGCCATTGATGTAGTCCGGCGGGAACAGCACGTTGACCCGGCTCGGGTCCTGGCTGTCGCGCTCGACGATCAGGTGATCGGCGAACATCTCGGCGTTCTCCACGTGACCTTCCAGCTCGAGCTTGGCGTACTGGGCGATCAGTTCACCGCGGATGGTGCTCGGGGTGAGGATCGGCTGGCCGGCGCCGAAGCGGGTGCCATCGTCCGCAAGCTTGTGGCGACCGTACTTGCTGGTGATCACGCTTTGCAGGCGGCGCACGATAAAGGCCGACTGGTGCATGGTCTCGCTGTCCAAGTAGGAGTTGTCCGCCTGGCCGTAAGCGTTTTTCTGGTAGGTGGTGATGGCCCGCTGGATGCGCACGTAACCGCCTTCGTAGTAGGCGGTGGCCAGACCGTAGCTGAGCAGCGACTGACGTTCGGTCAGGGTGAAACGCTCGCTGGCCGCAGCCGGATCGATACCCGCCAGGCTGCCGCTCTGGGTCGGACGGCTGGCGTCGGCGGAGATAAACACCGAAGTCCGCGCGGCCAAGGCCGAGGCCTGGACCCAGAACGGTTGTGGCACACCCGGCTCCATGGCCAGGATGGTCATGTGCTGGTCGTTACGGGTCTGACCGGCTGCCACCAGGGTGCCGACAGTACCGCGCTTGGCGGTGTAGACATGACCGAACAGTTGCTTGGACCAGGACCAGCGACCGACGCTGTCATCCATCGCCGATTGCCAGGCATTCAGGGTCGCCACATCGGACCACGGCTGGCAGATGAATTCGAACGGTTCATCGCCGAGTGCCGCGAGTGCCGCAACCTGGTCCGGCACACCGGTGCCACCGGCCATTGGCGCAGAAACGATGGTCAGGCCGGCCGGGGTCTGCTCGCCATTGCTCTTGCCCAGGCGATTGAACTGCAGGCTGATGTCATTGCCGCTGTCACCGGTCCATTTGCAGGTCAGGGTCACGGTGCCATCGACGGCCACGGCGCTGACCGGCAGGTCGGTCGCGGCGTTGACTTGCAGCGCCAGGGTGGTAGCTGCCTGGGCGGCGGTCGCCCCGTTGACCACGGCGGCCTGGACCCGCACACCACCGACATACAGGTTGAGCACGCCGCTTTCAGTGGCGGCGCCGGTCAGTTTCAGATCGGCCTTGGCGATGCTGCCCACGGTGCTTTGCAGCGGCAGGCACCAGATCTCGCCGATCGGATCGGTCTTGCGCCAGGTGTCGTACATCGAGGCGAGCATCGAGCCCTGGCCACCAATGCTTTTCGCCAGGGCGACGCTGGAGACCAGCACCAGGCTGCCGACTTCGGTGCTGGTGGCGTTGTCGTTGACCTGGGCGACGATCAGGCCGCGCAGGGTCGACGACGCGCTATTGGCCGCCGAGTTGTCCATTTCGGCATAGAACAGCGGAACACGCAGGTCCGCGGGGATGTTGCTGAATCCGATAGCCATTATTGGGCATCCTGTGGTTGTGCCGCTTGCACGGCGTTGAGGGTGATATCGCCATCCGCCAGACGACGGCGCCACCAAGCGCTGTCGGCCACTTCACGGCCTTCGAGCGGTAGCAGGTCGCCGGCTTCCAGGTCCGGTACGGCGCGGCCCGGGGCCGGCACTACGGTGATGCGTTGGGTCATTGCGTTACGTCTCCAGAGAAAGTCAGCTCCAGGCGCCCGTCGGGGCCTGGGCGGTGCAGATTGGGGTCGGCGGGATCGATGGCATCGACCTTCACCGTGACCCCGGTAAAAGACGGCAAGCCGTCCAATTCACGCTCGTGCCAGGTTTCGGCCGGGTCCGTGGAGCGATTGCGCCCCAGTTGGAACTCGGCGAAGAAATGCAGGCTATAGAGCAGGCGGCTGGCGTTGATCGAGATCAGTTCGCCGCCGTCGTATTCGATGGGGTTGTAATAGGTGTCGGGTTTGAAGCCGACCAGGGCCCGCCAGAGTTCGGCGCGCAGGCTGTGGAGTTGGTCGAAGGCTTGGGCGCCGTTGCTGGCGTCGAGCACCAGGGTCAGTTCCAGGCGATCGCTCAGGGTCTGGCGGGCGACGTTTTGTGAAGCGTCCTTGCTCGCCAGGTCGGTCATCACGGTGACGAAGGCCGCCGGGGTTTGCAGCGTGGTGTTGCTTTGCAACAGGTCGAGATCAAGGCCGGTGGAAATGCGATTGGCAAGACTGGGGCATTGAGCACGCAGTTGCGTGAGAATCGGGGTGATATTCATGGGGGTCACCGGGTAATAAAAAACCCGTCGATTGACGGGTTCGACAGGCGATCATTCGCCTCCAGAAAGCCCGCGTCCTTGCGGGCTGGGCCCTGCTCTCGGGCCCGGTGGCTCCAGTCCGTTGGTGGTATCCGAGGTGCTCGTTGTCCGGGTCGCTGTCCGGCTATTGTTCCGGCCGGGTCTCCGGGGGAGGCGTTTCGTCCACCCCCAGGCGCTTGGCCGCCCAGCGCTCATAAAGGCCGATGGCGGCATCCGCACCGGCCATGGCGGTCAGGCAGCCAAAGGCACCGGCGGTCCAGATCGATACGCCGGCGGCATACAGCAGCATGATGGTCGACACACCGCAGACCATGCAGGCCCCGGAGCGCAGAACCAGACGCCGCAGCAGCACCCAGCCACGGGCACCGTCCTTGTCGGCGCGCCACATTTCGCCGGAAACCCCGCCGACCACAGCCAGCAGGATGACCAGCCAGATAGGCATGTCCACCAACGCTTGTTGCTCGCTCGTCATGTCACGCCTCCTGCAATAAAAAAGGGCCATTCATTGGCCGGTGATGGTTTGCGCTTGTTGTTCAAGGTGAAGGGTTCTCTTGAGAGCCCGCGTTCGGTGGGCATTCCAAAAAGCCCGGTCACCCAGGCTTTTCAGTAATGCGGTCCTGATACCCGGCCCTCGACCCGCTCGCGCTTTCAGCGATGGGGCTCCTGGCCGGACACCTGATCTTTCGGCGCTACTGGCGCGGTACGGATCGATTCAAATTGTTCTTCCGACCGCGACCCTGTCCGCCGGATAACTGCTTACGGTGCTTTACGCTGCACACCCGGGTCAGTTGCCAACCCTCTGAACCGTTGAGGCCGGTTCATCGCTGCCTGTTCTTTGAAGCGGTGTCACTAAAGAGCGGTGGGTTGCCCCTGGCATCTCTGCCTGTCACCAACCTTTCCGGCCGGCTTGAGACAAAGAATATGCATGTATGCATATACAGTCAATGCACAAATGCATTTATTTATGCATTTCGTTTGCATGAATGCATGGAAGCCATGCAGATCAAGGGCTGGGGGTTTTTGACGGGCGAAAAAAAACCCACATCGCTGTGGGTTTTTTCCGAATCAGGAAAGGCTAGCGGGCGTACATGCCCCACCAGAAGACGTGGCCGAGGATGGTGATCTGCTCTTCCTGGATCTCCTGGAAGCTGTAGTCCTCATCCGGATGCTCGTCGCGATTGAAGCTGCGCAGGCGGATCCCGGTCGGCAGGCGATACAGCTGCTTCACCCGCAGCTGACCGTTGTGGTTGATGGCGTACAGGTCGCCGTCGACGATATCGCCGATGGCGCTCTTGCCCGCGTTGACCCCGACCGTCGCGCCGTCACGCAGCACCGGCAACATGCTGTTGCCGCGCACGGTCACGCATTTGGCCTGGTCGAACTGCACGCCGTTGTGGCGCAGGCTGCGCTTGCCGAAACGCAGGCTGGCCTTCTCACTTTCTTCTATGACGAATCTTCCTGATCCAGCAGCCAATTCAACCTCGCGAAGAAAGGGGACGGACACTTCGTCTTCATCGACGGGCGTGTCGTCGTCCCACAGGCTTATATCCTTGAGTTCGGAGTGCGGCGTGCCCTGCTCCTGATCCCGGGCAACGGCAACCGGTGCGCGTCCGCGCAGTTGGTCGGTGCTGATGCCGAAGTACTCGGCGATCTTCGAGATGTGCTTGTCCGAAGGATCGACGATCTTCCCGCTGAGGATCCGCGACAGGGTGGATTGGGGCACGCCGGTACGACGGTGAAGCTCCGTGGGGGAGATCCCGTGACGGTCGAGCAGTGCTCGTAGGACGGTAGAAACGTTGCGTATTTGCATAATGCGCATATTGCTTGCGCTTTTCGGGAATGGCAAATGCTGATTTGCATATTTTATGCATATAGCTTTGCGCGAGCATCAGACGTGATCGTCACGGCTGTCGGTGCCCAGCGAGATTCCGCCAGGGTCACGGAGCCAAAGGATGTCTCTGCGAGATCAACCGTAGGCAACTAGACCGCACAAATGAAGGATAAGGCCTACACATATTCAATCATTCAATTTAAATCATCATAAATATAACCAAATACTCAAAAACCTATCCGCTCGGCCAGTTTCTCACTCAAACAAGGGCATCTAATATTCGCTTACAAATTCTTCACCCCAAACAGAAGCAGGAGCCTAACCATGAACATAAATGGCACATCTTCCCCTTACGGATATAGCCCAACCTTCCCTAGAAAAATATCTGTAGATCAATCAGTAAAGAAAGAAAATTTTGCAATCGAGCCCTCCACCGCCAATACAGTAAACCGGAATGACAGCGTTACCCTCACTCATTCGGGTTCGGCAGCAGCCTCTCAACAACAGGTTATGAATACCAGTACAAATATGCCAGATGCCACAGAGCTTCCGATTATTGATGAATCAGCTATACCTGAATGGCTCAGTCCTTTTTATATCGACGTCGCAACACTTCCAGGCGCTCCCGGATACCGTATAGGATACGAAGACAAATTTTCAAAACTATCATCAGGAGAACGCATCGAGTACTTCACCTCATTGAGCACCTTAGTGAAAAACCTGTACGAACAGAGCGGAATCGGTATACAAGAGGTATTCAGCTCTGAAGCGTCAAGTGAAAAACCACACCAATGCTTTATTGGAAAAGTTAAGGAAGATCCTAAACTGCTCGCCCTTGTAAACAAAATGGGCATTCCTCTCTCTTGA